TCACCACAAAAGCTCAGTACTAGCGGTATGCTGAACAAAAGTGTCAGCCATTCGTCCTTCCACGAGGATTGTGATGCCCTCATAGCAGCTAAGTCCCAGTCTATCTCACCTGTTGCCTCTTTCATCCTAATTGTGGCTTCGGCTTTTTGTATTGCCGTCTTGCCTTCGATGTAGGACGATGCTAAACTTGATACAGAACTAAGTAGCGTTCCTATCATTACCACTTTACCTTATTTGCCCAGTATGCCGCTGACATTGGACCTCTTGCTATGTTCTTCGCGTGTCTTGCCTTAAAACTCTTACGCTTCATCTTCATGGTTCTGGACTCTCCTGCTTTTGGCTTTCCTGCCGTACCACTTACTGTGCCGACTTTCTTGCCCTGCTGTCCAAACCGTATTGTCTTTATCTTGCCTTGGCTCTTAGCCACAACGATGTGTGACTTTGTTGGATGCCCCGGTGTTCGCTTCGGTTTGTTAAAACCAGAAACACCTGCTCGTTTTATTCTTGGGTCACCTGCCACTATACGCAGTCGCAGTCATGATGACATTTTTTATTTATTAATGCACACCATAATCTTTTTAAATATCTCTTCATCGTTCTTCCCTCTCCATTCTTTTGGGTTCGGACTTCTCTGCCCCCATCCATATGGCGAAACTCCCAGTCATCGCCCCAGTGATTACTGATACCAGTCCTGCTTGTTGTGTCGTCAAGTCGGGCTGACTCAAAGCCCATTCGATACAACGAATGTAAACGCCCGTCATAACTAACATCATAAGTCTTGGTAGGATTTTCCATCTATCTAGCATTTCTGGTGTCATAGGAACAGTATCCTCTGGGTCTGTCGGGGTCTAAAACATCTTCCCGATTTAGGTGTCCTTCCAAATACAAGGCTCGTTCTACATGGTCTAGGGTGTAAAGGTTTCCAGTTTTGGCTAGGATAGCTTGTCGAATATAGAACACATCTGATTTAGGAATATGAAGTCTTTGTACTTTACTTGGACTGTTTTGGCTTATTGCCTCGTAGAACTCATCTAGGACGTTTTCAGATGAATATAGTTTTACTTTATTTTTACTCATTGTCAATAGTTAATTTAGGAAAGTTTACTTTGGTTAGTTTTAACATATAGTTATAACTATTATTAAGTTAATATTATATAAGTTATAACTTAATGTCTTGACTTAAAAGTCTTAACTTAGTTATACCATGTTTTTCAGATTCTGTCAAGTTGAAAAATCCACTTCTGTGTATTTGTACATACATGTATACTGGATATGGGGGGGTGTCCCACGCACTATCACACGCGTAGGTGGATTCTCGGCAGCAACGCACACAAAATTTTTTTCTGTATTTCCGCGATATGTTTTTAAAAAGGTACTAATTCAAGCGATTTATTATTTTGTTTTTACTGTATTTTTAAACTAATTATTTATTCGTTGAGTCTATTTTATGTCCAAAAAAAGCATACCCCACCGACTCCGCGTGTTTATTCAAAAAATATCTACAATGGACACATCACTATTTATAAATAGTTGAGAGACAATAACCGCACCAAAATAAAAAACTTGAGTTTTAAAACAAGTTGAGTCTATAATGGTTGAAACAAACCGATTCCCCTATTTTGGAGCGAATCACTACAAGGAGAAAAACAAAATGAATACTTTTGAAAAAATCGAAAACGCTATATCTACCGCTACTGTTAATGGTAATTTCAATTCTGATCTTATTGAAGATAAGGAATTGAGAAGACTCGCGCTGTTAACTTACATCAATAAAACAGTTAAGAAGAATCCAGAGTCCGCACTACGCGATTACGTAACCGCAGACTCTTTTGTTTATTCTGAAGTAGCGCATTATGACCATGACCAAAAAGAGAAGACTCAAAAAGCTGTTAAGCTCGACTCTTCTACCATTATTCTTGGTGGCAAAACCGCGCTAGTTATTGAAAAGAGCAATGAATATATTCTTGGCAAATTCGATAACCCTACATTTTCCGACAAACCATATTTTACAATTGGATATTTTGACGACTCATACTTTGGTGGTCATTACGATATGAATCTAATTGACGCTACTAACGATTTTGTAAAGCGTAATCAGTAATTGATTATCAATATTAACATTCCATACTTACGAGGTGAAACCATGGAAAAACAAATTTTAAAATCTGATCTAGTAAATGGTAAAAGAGTCTATTCACTTGTCGATAGTTCTCAAATTGTTAACCCTTTATTTCGAAAGCTTTACGAAATGAACGATTTGAATGAGACTCAAATATTACGCTTGATCCAGACTGAATATAAGCCAGTCAGAGTCCGCACTAATAAAGATCTTAAACCTAATGAAATTATTATTAACGGAGTAAAAACCGCTAATAAATTTGATATATGGATTACTAGCGGACAAAAATCTAAAGAAGGTTTTTTTGTTATTAGAACGGGAGTCAACGTGTATTATTTCGCAAACTACATAAGGAATAATAGACCGCGTAATTACCCATACACATCTTTCAAAGCTTTTCAGGATTTACGAAAAGACTCCAAAAAGTTCGGTAAGTTTGTCACGAGTATTTTGAGAGTAGCTTAAACCATAAACGCGGAGTCTGGTATCAACTGGACTCCGCATAATCTAGGAGAAAAACAAAAATGATAACAGACACTTTTAAATTTATATTATTCGTAGTTCTACCGCTTTCAATATTGTTAGCTATTCCCGAACAACTTGCACCGCATACAATAGGAGTTTAAGAAAATGGATTTAATACATTTAATTTATTCAAGTAATTTTTTAATTACATACGCGACAATAACCGCTTTATTGATTGTTATAATGGTAATTATAAACGTCTATGATTACTACACTATTCATAAAAGGTTTAATGATATAGAAAAGAAATATAAAGATAAGAGGGGTCAATAATGCCTTTAGATAGTTTAGGACACGTTTCTAATTTACGCGGTAAACTTGAGAAGTTTAAAGCAATGGGAAACAATACCAAGAAAAACGGATTCTGTTATAAAAAGTTTTTGGAGGGAAAAAGACAAAATGAAATAGCAGGAAAAACAGTTAATGTTTGCGGAGTCTGTTATTCCCATGCGTCTATGGACTCTTATATGAGAAACTTACCGCTATCATTAGATAAAAATGAAATACTAGCGGAAAAAGTTTTAAACGATAATGAGATAAAGCAATTTCATTTTCTACAATCTTTTTTTCGCTTTAATCATCATGGCGAATTATTAACCGAGTCCGTAGATGATAATGGAGTCATTGTTAAAAGATTCCCTAAATTTAATATGATCGAAAACTATTGTAAAATAGCGGAATACAATTCGCATTGTACTTTTGCTTTATGGACTAAACGGAGCGATATTATAAAAAAGTTTTTTGATAAAAGAGATAAACCAAAAAATCTAATTATCGTTTTTTCAAATACTAAAGTTGATAAAATAGTTTATAAAATACCTAAACACTTTGATAAGGTTTTTAATAATGTTAATGGAGATAATTATAAAGAGATTCAAAACTGTACGGGGCAAAAGTGTAAAGATTGTTTAAGATGTTATAAACACTCAAGCGAACAAGAGAATAATATTATAATTGAAAAGATAAAATAAAGAATGTTTTCTCCTCGAACTAGGGAGTCGATAAAGATCAAGACTCCCACTTTTTTTTATTTTAAAAAATTTTATGGAGATTACTATCATCAATATAGGGTAGGGTTCGATTTGAAAAATGTATTACAAAAAAATCTACAAAATACTATCATCATTGATAGGGTAGGGTTCGACAAATAAAACTTGACCGAATCATTTTAAATAGAGTAAAACTAATTATAGAGCAAACAAAATAGGAGTTATACTAATGCTACTGAATACAACTATAGTGAAAGACTTACGAGAAACATTACAAAAGCATTTATTAAAAAGTATGAATGAATTTGAAGTAACTGTAGGTAACGCATCTTTCAATGACACCGAAGTAAATTTTAAACTCAACCTAAGATTAAAGGGTGCTAAAACACAATTTCAAAAGGATTTAGAATTTTATGGTAACATGAATAACCTAGACCTAACCAAGATCGCCAAGATAGATGGTAAGGATTTTAGCTTGTCTGGTTTTAGACGTAAGGCAAGAAGTAAGCCATATCTAATTCAAGACTTGAAAAGTGGTGGTGAATATATTATAACTACTGACATAGCAAAGAAGTATTTTGGAAAAGGAGAATCAGCATGAGGGCAATACTTATAGACCCAAAGGCAAAACAGATAATGCAGATAGATTACAACGGCAACTATGAAACTATTTATGAGCATCTAAGTTTTCAAAACTCAGAAGGCATGACACACAAGCCACGAGCGTTTGATGTGGTGCGGATACCAGTAGGGAACGATGGCATCTATGTTGATGACGAGGGATTGTATGTACCAAATGAAGACAAATACTGGTTTACCTATCGCTACAACGCTCACGAGATGCACCAGAATATTCCGCTAGTAAATAGAAGTATAGTTATAGGTTGCGATGAAAATGGAGATAGTGTAGACTGTGATTCTACAGTTGATTCGATCAAAGCACAGATAAAATGGGGAATGATAAGATGAATAGATTTATTATAGATTATGATGTCGTTAGCATTGCACAATCATTATGCGATCAACATGTAGTAAAGATGCCCTTAGAGGAGTGCCAGATGTTGTGTACAGCTTTATGGCATCATGCACCAGAGTACGCAGAGGAGAATGATCTATATAAACCAGTTCATCAAAAGCATCCTTGTACATTGTGGGCGATGCACAGTAGAAGTAATTTTGAATATGCTTACAGTTTGTATTGTGCTATGCTAGGGGAATATCATCACAGATATAACAAATGGCATGGGGCAGGAAAACATAGCATTGCAATAAAAGAGGGTATTAAATTTATTCCAGAGGGTTGGCAAACACCACACCCACAATGTTTCTCTGGTCTTGACCACCTCAAAGATGATGCGAGTATTATGTACCCTATAAATGCGTATCGTAAGTTTTACTATGTTGACAAAATATCATTTGCTAGGTATAACAAAGGGAGAGAAATGCCAGAATGGTTAAAAGGAGCGAATCATGCCGAAGACGTACTACAAAAAAGTAAAACCCTCGAAACCGCGTAACCCTATGTTTGTGCGTAGAGCTACAATAAGTATCAACGACAAGCGTGAAAAGGTTGCAAGACGTAGGCATCAGCATGAGATGTTTCAAGCTAAACTTTTGAGAAAGGAGTTGAAAGATGAAGATAGGTGATACAATAAAAGTGAAAGACCAAGAGATTTATGGCGAGGTTATTAGAATACACCCTACCGAAGTTGTTATATTTGATGTTGACATAAATGATTGGTTATGCTTTAAATTAACAGAAGTTGAGGAGTTGAAAAATGTTAATCAGTAAAATTTATTTCGATTTGGTAGATTTAAAAGCTACTATTGATGCCTATAAGCTAAGAGATATTAAGCGTGTGCATGATGGTACAGATAATGAAGATACTATTGGAGATTTAATTGATGACTTGTTAGAGGAGATAGATAATGTATAAAATAGTTTCAAGTTTTTTCGATGGTTTCTCTGGCACGATGATTTCCCTAGACAAGCTAGGCATTACACCAGATGAGTACCATGCTTTTGAGATTGACCCTTATTCAAGTGCGGTCAGCAAGTACAACTATCCTAACATCATTCGACATGGTGACGCTAGGAACTGGGAAGTTCTAAAGGGTAAAAAGATTGACCTCTTGGTTGCAGGTTTTCCGTGCCAAAGCTATTCGGTTGCAGGATTGCGGAAGTTCCAAGAAGACCCAAGAGATATGTCTAAGGTTTTACTAGATGCTCTCAAAGAATTAGATGTGGACAAAGTATTGATAGAGAATGTTGCGTCTATGCCTAAAGAATGGAAAGACTATTTCACCAAAACTTTCCAAGACATATACCCAGACATCGTATGTCATGAGATAAACAGCGCGGTAATATCTGCTCAATCTCGTAAGCGATTATATTGGACAAACATTGACTTTGATTTGCTGACAGATAAAGACATTGTACTTGGTGACATTCTTGAAGATGGTGCTATCTCTGATCGTGATAAGTCGTTGTGTATTGATGCCAACTACTTCAAAGGCGGTAGCATGAAGATGTACCACGAGAAGTCCAAACGTCAGATAGTGTATGATGATAAGACTAAAAAGGGTTGCAGGCAAGTTGGTATTGCTGATCTTAAAGGCTATGATATTATCAAGCGTGTATATAGTAGAGATGCTAAAGCACCCTCACTCACAACCATGCAAGGCGGTTGGCGTATGCCAAAGGTGGAGCAAGATGATTTACATTGGAGAGCCTTGACTCCTCTTGAGTGCGAGAGATTGCAAACTGTCCCAGATGGGTACACTCAGTATGGGGACATGGGTGGTGAGCAGTTTGATAAAGATGGTAACCTTGTTCGTTATGCAACAAAACCGATTAGTAATTCACAGAGATATAAGATGCTTGGAAATGGTTTCACAGTCGATGTTATATCTCACATTTTAAAAGGAGTAGAGCAATGAAGATAACTATTGAACCAAAAGACAGAATAGAATTACTCAAGTATGTTAATATGTTGAGAGAGTTTAATTGTAGTACATCAGAGAAAGTTCCTATCTACTACGAACACATTTGCGAAATGGAATCTCTTATGTATAAACTAGCAACTTTACTAGAGTTTGAGCAACCAAATAGAGGTGGTTGGTATTGTGATTATTCTCTTAAAGAGCATCTGCCAAAGGAGAAGACTGATGAACGAAAGACAAATTAAGTGGGCAATATTATTCACACCCTTTGAGCAAGAGGGTACTGAATATGTAAGGGAAGGGTGTGGAGCAATGTGGACGCAGAGTAGTCCAGTAAAAGTGTTCGACACTTATGAAGACGCACAGAAAGAGTGTGCCAAGTGGAACACAAGCGAGATTGTACGATGGATAGGAGAACAGTATGAATGATAAAGTAAAAGAAGAGGCACTAAAGCAAGCACAAGAGGCTTATATAATATTCCATAAGTTTCTTAAATACTTTGGCTATACTATGTTGTTTCTGATATTCTTGCTGTACCTAAATGATTTCTTCAATGACCCTACAGCCAGTAGGCATTTACCTGAAGAGATAGCAGATCAATATGACCCAAAGGGTCTTAACAAAAGGAAGGGAATATAGATGAAACCATATCATAACGAGGGATTTGGCAAAGCTTTCTTTGTAGTGTTCTTATTGCTCATACCTCTGCCCATACTAGGACTGTGGGCAGTTGATGGTCAAGATTGGGTGGATAGGTTTACAACTAAATATTTCTCACCTTGGCAATCAGAATGTTGGGAAACAGCTAAACATGAACGAGTATGCAAAGGAGATAACAACTGTAAATTTTGGAGGAACTTTTGTGATGAATGAAGGACACGCTTTATTTTTATTAATGATGTTAGCAGTAGTAGTAACACTAGCACTTAACGTAGTGGTGCAAGGATTTATAGGATGAAGAAAACTATAGTGGAGAATTAAGATGGAAGAAGAAATAATAGTAGACGATTACTTTGATGATATGGTAGATGATTCGGAGTTAGATAGACTTAAATCTATATCAGATGAATTAAAAAAGGAGTTAGAAGAATGATACTTGAAACAGCGTTGATGTGTATGGCTTTCAATATCTACCATGAAGCAAACAATCAGTCTATGCTTGGACAGTTGGCAGTCGGTCAAGTAGTGATGAATAGAGTAGCGGATGATCGTTTCCCTAGTACAGTATGTGAGGTGGTCAAACAAGCGGTGACATACAAAGGTACAGACAAACCAGTCTTGCACAAATGTCAGTTCTCTTGGTACTGTGATGGGGCAAAGGATGATGTGAACACTAAAAGTAGAGCATGGTCAAAAGCATTGGACTATGCAATCATTGTCCTTTACGATGGTATATCACTTGATGTGACCGAAGGAGCTACACATTATCACGCTACATATGTGCGTCCTGCGTGGCGAAAGACTAAGACCAGAACCACAAGGATTGACAAGCATATATTTTATAGATGGGAAAAATAAACTTTACTTTAGGAGATTTTTATGAGATTATTCATTTTGGATTTATTAGCAGTAATAACTATGGTATGGATGTGCTTTTATGTATTCTAATATAAGACAGATAAAAACAGTAGGAGATATGGTGCAGTATTATCTGCACAGCCCTCAATTTTTGGCTCTCAGACCGCGTTCACAGAAGGATTACGAGTATAACTTACTAAAAGCTTTGAAGACCTCTGTGGGCGTTTCTAAGACGTTTGAGAGCCTACGCATTTCAAAGGTTTCAGTAGCAGATTGCAAGGTTGTTTATCAAACTTGGTTGCAAAGAGGTAAAAGAATGGCAAATAATACCGCTACCATACTTTCTGTGGTGTTTAATATGGCAGAAGAGTTAGAACTTCTGGCTAGTAACCCTATGAGAAGGGTAAAGAAGGCAAAACAAGACGTTAGAAGAGTGATGTGGTCACGCGATCAGGTAAAATTATTCCTTGACACGGCATATGGCGAGTACAAGTGGCGCAGTATAGGTCTTATTGTACATATGGCTTACGAATTTGCTCAAAGAGTCGGTGATATGCGCCTTTTAGAGTGGAAAAATGTTGATTTAGATGGTGCAAGGCTCGATTTAGTACAGTCTAAGCGTAGAGCAGAGGTGCATATACCTATCAACCCTAAACTATTGGCTATGTTAAAGACACAGCATCAGGATTTTGGTTTTCAAGACTATGTTGCACCAAATGTCAGACCTATTAGTGGACATCACAAGCCATACAATGAGTTTGATATATCTATCTTGGTCAATGAGGTCAAAGCACAAGCTAATCTACCCAAAGAGTTGACCGCTATGGATATGCGTAGGACAGCAATTACAGAGATGGTTGAGGCAGGTGTGGACACCACACAAATCATGTCGGTGTCTGGACACAACTCACCACAGTCGATGCGTCCCTATATCAAGCACACATTTAGATCAGCTAACAACGCTCTAGCTAGAAGGGAGTCGTATAAAGATGAAGTTTCTTGAGGAGTTAGATTTAGAAGAGGGCAAGACTTTGACAATAGATTGTCCAGTATGTAAGGGCAAGAAAAAGTTCACAGCAACCAGAGTTGACGATATTATATTGTATAACTGTTTCAGAAATAGCTGTACTGTAAAAGGTGTAAGGAAAGTTGGTAGAACTATAGAGAGTATTAGAAAGAAAATGAATGGACATTCTGTAGTCAAAAAAGTATCAGAGTTTGAAGTTCCTGAGTATTTTTCTCATGATTTAACAGATTGTGATGAATTTATTATGAAATGGGATTTGTTTAACATACAGCTATTTCATGATGTTAAAAACGATAGGGTCGTGTTCCCAATTACGCGTAAGGGTAAGATTATTGACGCTATAGGTAGATCTTTAAACGCTGATTCTTTTCCTAAGTGGTACAAATATGGTAACAACATGTCGTATTACGCTTATAGGGGGGATGGTGTAGACAGAAATGTAGCAGTAGTGGTAGAGGACGTTTTATCCGCTATAGCTGTAGGTAGTCACTTTCCAGTTATAGGGTTTGGTTTACTAGGAACAGCACTACAGCAGGAGCATTTATACATTCTTTCTAATTTCGATAGGGTCGTAGTCGCTCTTGATCCAGATGCGTCTAAGAAGTCGTTAGAACATGCAAAAGAATTAAATGGTTATGTAAAAGAAGTACGAGTGTTAAAATTAAATGACGATTTGAAGTACAAAAACTTAGAAGACTTTAATAAATTGCAGGAGGTATTGGATGGTTAGATGTACAAATTGTAATGAAGAACTTATTGTAGGAGAAAACTGGCATGAGTATCAAGCAAAAGTAAGCACGTATAAATCAGGTAGTCAGAATTATAAAATATGTAAAGAGTGCCACAAAAAACGTAATAGGAGATACCAAGCTAAACAAAATGCAAAGCAGATGTATGTTAATGGTAAATACATACCTATAACCCATCCCTTACACAAACCGGGAAAATATAAAACTTTTAGTGATGCTGCTTTTTCTTCCTTGATTAATTATGTGAAATGTGTTAAGGGTGAGGTGTACATTATTAATAACCCTGCATGGAAGGACTGGTATAAGATAGGTAAAGCAGTTGACACGGATGACAGATGTAATGGCTACCAGACAAGTAGTCCTCATAGAGACTACGCTGTGGTATCAAAGGTTAGTGTTTCTAATAGAGGCATGGGGGAGAAGGTAGCACACGAGTTAGCAGAGGGTTTGAGTAAAGAAAGAAGTAACGAGTGGTTTCGTATAGAGAACTTAGATAGTAGTGACTTTGATAAGTTCTTAGATTTGGTAAAGACACTTACAGAGGAGAAAGTGAATGGTGGAACTAGCACTAATACGCAGTCTGCTTGATAAAGATTTCTACGGAGATCATAAAGGCACACGCTGTCCAGACGAACTTTTTAGTAAAGATATTCGTAAGATAAAGAAGACAGTAGACTTTGCTATGCAGAATTATGATAAGGACAGTCTTACTGTTCGTGAGTTGGAGGGTTTGTTTTTTACTCACAATAGCACTCTTACGACAGCATCAAAGGAGGTATTTAAAGGGTTGTTCTCTAAGTTGGAAAGAGAGCAGGTCATGGATAAAGAGATAGCTAAGGATGTAATGTCTAAGTTATTTCAACAATACGTTGGTGAGAAGATAGCTAACATAGGGTTTGATTACGTTAATGGTGAGGGTTCTACACTAGAGCCACTACGTAAGATTATAAATGACCACCAAGATAATTTCTTACCCAACTTTAAAATAGAGTGGGATGACATAAGTTTTGACAATATACTTGAGCAAGCAAATAAGAAGTCAAAGTGGCAGTTTAATATTCCCTCTCTTGCTAGAAGACTTCAAGGCATAAGTGGCGGTCAGCTTATTATAGTGGGGGCAAGACCTAACACTGGTAAGACAAGTTTTCATGCCAGTATCATTGCATCCAGAGGTGGTTTTATAGATCAAGGTGCTAAGTGTAGGGTGCTGTGCAATGAAGAGCCTTACTATAGAGTTGCCTCTCGTTATCTATGTAACAGAGCAGAGCTATCCTTAGCGGAGATAGGTAGTGGTAGAGCCAATCATGCCCTTGCGATGGATAGATACAACAAGATACGTGACAGAATAAAGATTAAAGATGTTACTGGTAAGAAGATGGACTGGGTAGAAAACATGGTTAAAGTTGAAAGACCCGACATAGTTGTCTTAGATATGGGAGATAAGTTTGCTAACAAGACTGGAGAAAGGATGGACTTGTACCTAAAAGAGGCTGCAATTCATGCAAGAAATATTGCAAAGGAGTATGATTGTGCTATAATCTGGATGTCTCAGCTATCTGCGGAGGCAGAAGGAAAGATAAATGTGGATCAATCTATGCTTGAGGGTAGTAAGACTGGCAAGGCAGCAGAAGCGGATTTGATGTTATTACTGAGTAAGAATCCTACAATAGAGGGGCAAGAAGATAATGATACTCAGCGACATATCATCATAGCTAAGAATAAGATAAACGGATGGCATGGAAAGATCCATGTTGAGTTAGATGTAGAGAGAGGTAGATATACTGCATGAAGATTATACTAGACGTAGAGAACACAACCACCAAGAGAGATGGCAAGTTACATCTTGACCCTTTCGAGCCTGACAACTCTTTGACTTTGGTAGGAGTTCAAGATTGGAAAGAAAAAGATAGTGAGGTCTTTGTCTTTGACCATAAAGAAAGAACAATAACGGATGATGATGCAGACAAAAAACTACAAAGAGTTCTTGACAATACAACATTATTGATAGGACACAACCTACAGTACGACTTACAGTGGCTGTGGGAGTGTGGTTTTAGGTACGATGGAGAGATATACGACACAATGTTAGGTGCATATATACTACAAAGAGGTCAGAAGGGTTCTGTGAGCCTTGAAAACTGCGCTGAGAGGTATAATCTTGACATGAAGAAGTCGGATACACTCAAAGATTACTTTAGACGAGGGTTTCAGACTGATGAAATACCTCTTGAAGAGCTATCAGAGTATCTACGTCAAGATTTAGCGGTGACTAAGCAGTTATATTGGAAATTAGATGAAGAATACAGTAAGGATGGGTCAAAATCCCTTGTCACAGTGCGTGATATTACAAATAAAGTATGCAAAGCTCTTACTAAAATGTATATGAAGGGTATGTATGTAGATAAAGTAGCACTAGCAGAGGTTAAGACAGACTTTGTTAAAGAATTAGGTGAGATAGAGGGTCGCTTGCAGGATCACGTTAAGAGGCTCATGGGGGACACACCTATTAACCTTAACTCACCCGAACAAGTTAGCCAAGTTATCTTTTCTAGGATTGTCAAGAACAAAAAAGAGTGGGCATTAGCTTTTGAAAATGTTGTTGACAAAGACGACTTTCGTAAAATAGTCAAAGAAAACAGTAACTTAATGGTCAAAACTAAAGCAAGTATATGTGATGCTTGTAATGGTAAGGGTAAAGTTTTTAAGACTAAGAAGGATGGAACACCATTTCTCAAACCAAATCGTTGCCCCGAATGTGACACCAGAGGGTATAAACTTGCCAAGTCTAATCAAATGGCAGGTCTTGGGTTCTTCCCATTGTCGAAAGACTGGGTTAGTGCCAACGGATTTTCTACAAGTAAAGGCAATTTGGAAACACTTATCAACATAGCAAAGTCAAAGGGTATGGCAGACGCGGAGAGTTTTTTAACTGATCTTAAGAGACAAAGTGCTGTGTCAAGCTATTTATCTGCTTTTGTAGAGGGTATTGAAGCGTATACAAAGCAGGACGGTATACTTCATGTATCTCTCACACAGCATGTTACAGCTACTGGACGTTTTAGTGGACGTAATCCTAATATGCAAAACATGCCAAGAGGCGGTACGTTTCCAGTGAAGAAAGTATTTGTTTCACGTTGGAACAGTGACCAGTTTGGTATGAAAGGTAAGATACTAGAGGCAGACTTTGCACAGTTAGAGTTTAGAGTTGCAGCATTTTTGTCACAAGACAAAGTTGCGATAGAAGAAGTTAGCACTGGCTTTGATGTTCATTCCTATACTGCAAAGATTATATCGGATGCAGGACAGCCAACCACACGACAAGAAGCTAAGGCACACACCTTTGCTCCTTTATATGGTGCTACTGGTTTTGGAAGAACAAAAGCTGAGGCAGAGTATTACAAACATTTTATGGATAAGTATAAAGGTGTAGCCAAGTGGCACAAGCGTCTTGGAGATCAAGCACTTAATGATGGGTATGTTATGATACCCTCTGGAAGACAGTATGCCTTTCCCGATGTTGAGCGTAGAGCTAGTGGCTCACCTACACACTTTACCATGATAAAGAATTATCCAGTGCAGGGATTTGCTACTGGGGATATAGTTCCCATAGTATTTCTGGAGATAGACAAGAAGTTAGAGAGTATGCAGTCTTGTCTTGTCAATACGGTGCATGACTCCGTTGTTATTGACGTACACCCTGCAGAAGAAGAGAAGGTTATTAACATTATAAAAGATGTAAATGATAACTTAACAGACATCATAAAAGACTACTATGATGTAGCTATAAATGTACCTATGGTGCTTGAAGCAAAAATAGGAAATAACTGGCTTGACACCAAGGACGTTTTATAGTATAGTCAACTGATTCGTTTTAAGGAGTATATATAAAAAATGGAAAATAATTTAGCTATAATCGGAACAAAAGAAAACCTAGCAGACATCATGGGCATGTCCAATACTGTCCCATCATCTCGCTCTGCTCTTGCAGAGATTAAGCAAGTACACCAGAACATCATGGGTACTAAGGAAGTTGATGGCGAAAAGATGGAAGTAGCCGTGATAAAAGCAGGTGCTTATTCAGTCGTGTTCCCTGACGAGACTGTATATTACAGTGACAAGATCACCATCAGAACCTTTATGCAAAGGTTTCAGTGGGAGAGATGGGATGATGCTTTTACCAGACCAGATGGCGGTTCTGGAAGGATGCTCAGATCTGTCATGGGTAAGTCTCTCAGTGTGGACTTAAAAGATAACTACGGAGGTTTTAACTGCGGTAGACCTTCTGGTTATGTCAAAGACTTTTCGTCTTTGCCACAAGAAACGCAGGACATCATGAAGAGTACCAAGCGGTACAAAATTGTGTTTGGACTGTGTACACTTGACAACGCTAAGGATGCTAACGGTAAATCTGTTGATGTTAAAGAGTTCCCTTTCTTTATGCGTATTAAGAATAGAGATAGCTTCAAAGCTATGAATGATATTTTTAATATGATACAACGGAAGAACCGACTTCCTATTCAGAATAACCTTAATTTGTCTAGCGAATTAAAGAGTATTCCTAGTGGTGCTACTTACGCAGTAGTGAAAGCATCTCTAGGGGATGAAGTAGAGATTACTGCTGACGATCAGGAAACGCTGAATAGCTTTGTCGAGTGGGTTGAATCTATGAACTCAATCACTCTTTCCAAGTGGGAAGAGAATAGAAGACCAGAAGAGTTGTCTGAGGCAGACGAGGAAATTGTGTCTTCTATCGTTGAGATTGAGGAAGACTAGATGAACCATCCTGCAGAGTTGGCGATACACGAGTTTCTACAAAAGGTTTCTCTTGGTAAAGCCAAGATGAACAAGGCTACCCTCCACCACATAGCCAAAGATGTAGAGGACGCTCTGTCTCGCCAATTCTCAGGGGATAAGCGCAAGTTTAGACTTCGTATGTCTAATCTTGGACGTAAGAAATGTCAGCTTTGGTTTGAAAAAAACCACCCTGAGAAAAAGCAACCAGACTCCCCCTACTTCTTAATTAACATGATACTAGGGGACATCGTGGAGGCGGTGTTCAAAGGTCTTCTAAGAGCATCTAAGGTTAAATTTGAAGACAGCAAAAAGGTCGTTTTAAAAACAAAGAAGAAAAATATAGAGGGTAGTTATGACTTAGTTCTAAACGATAGAGTAGATGATGTAAAGTCTACATCGCCTTGGTCTTATGAAAATAAGTTTGTAGATTTCAATACGTTAAAGAGTAAAGATAGTTTTGGTTACGTTGCACAGTTAGCAGGGTATGCTAAGGCTAGAGGAGTTAAAGCAGGTGGTTGGTGGGCAGTTAATAAAGCCAACGGAAACTTCAAATATGTTGATGCTGATGATCTTAACATGGATGAAGAACTTAAAAAGATAGATGAAACGATAGCGTACATAGAAGATGATGCCCCTTTTGAAAGATGCTATGAACCCATAGAGGAAACGTATTATGGCAAGTCAAGTGGTAATCTTAAATTAGGTATTGAGTGTAGTCTGTGTTCTTTTAAGGATGCTTGTTGGTCGGACTTACAAGTTTTACCCTCAAGAGTTTCTAGGTCTGCTAACCCTCCTTTAATTAATTATGTAAAGGTTGAAGATGGCAAAACTAAAGTTAAAGAGCAAGTTCGAGTATGATGTAGCAAAATGGTTGAGGTCAGTAAAACAGAAGGTAAGATATGAAGAAATCAGAATTAAATATGCTGTTGTACGACACAGATACTATAAGCCTGACTTTATTCTTAACAATGGTATTATTATTGAAGCGAAAGGATGGTTAAGACCAAGTGATAGAACAAAACATTTATTAATAAAAGAACAGTATCCTGACCTAGACATAAGGTTTTTGTTTCAAAATGCAAACAATCTTTTAAGGAAGGGATCTAAGACACGGTACTCTGATTGGTGTGAAAAGCATGGCTTTCTATACGCTCATAAAGAAATACCAAATCAATGGTTGACAGAACGAAAAAAGAGGATAAAACTATAGGCTCATGAAAAAATATATTAATAAAGATGATTACGCTCTAGTCGTTCAAGTTGATAAAGATGATCTAGGTAGAGCAACTGGTGAAAGCACTTTTAGTTTACTATACAGTGATGACAACAGATGGGACAAAGTAACGCATGATGGTGTCATAGATATGTTGACAGTTATGATGGAAGTTGTTAGAATGATGGACATAGATCCAGAGTTTAGAGATGTTATGAGTTCTTTTCTTAGAAAACACACACCAAAAATACCTAAGCTTGAGATCGTAGAAACTAAAGATAATGTTATAAAAGTTGACTGGAGCAAAAAGAATGACAGATGAAGTTAAAAACCCACCACACTATAACAAAGGTGGTATGGAATGTATAGATTATATTAGACAACAATTAGGAGATAACTTTAGATATTACTGTGAAGGCAACGTACATAAGTATATACACAGATATAGTTACAAAGATAATCCTATCAGCGATCTTAATAAAGGTAAACAGTATTTAGAGTGGTTAATTGAAGAGTTAGAGAAATGAAATTTACAGTAAATATGGTCATTGTAGTTGATGAAGAAGAGAATGTTTTACCAGTAAACTACGATGGTAAAGAACACGATGAACAAGCATTAGAAGACATATTAAGGGACTGCTTGTTTGATATAGACGGACTAACACTAGAGGGAGTGAAAATAAAAAAGAATGGATGATTATCAAAAATTTATAGCAATATCACGTTATGCAAGATGGCTTGACGATGCAGGAAGAAGAGAAACATGGGAAGAGACAGTAACTAGGTATGTAGAGTATATTACGGAAAAGGTTAAAGGACACCTACCTAAGAAACAAATATTTGATGCCATACATAAACTAGAAGTTATGCCGTCCATGAGAGCCTTGATGACTGCAGGGTCAGCGTTGGAAAGAGACAATACTGCAGGATATAACTGTAGCTACCTACCAGTAGACGATCCTAAATCTTTTGATGAAGCGATGTATATACTGTTGTGTGGGACTGGTGTTGGGTTCTCTGTAGAAAGGCAATACGTAGGTAAATTACCAGATATACCTGCAGACCTAGAAGAGGTAGATACTATCATCAAGGTGCAAGACAGCAAAGAAGGATGGGCAAAGGCTCTACGTAAACTTATAGGACATCTATATATGGGTGAAGTCCCCTCTTGGGATGTCTCTGCAGTTAGACCTGCAGGTGCTAGACTAAAAGTTTTTGGCGGTAGAGCCAGTGGTCCTGCACCTCTAGTGGACCTATTTAACTTTACAACAGCCCTATTTAAAGATAACGCAGGACGTAAGTTATCTAGCTATGATTGTCACAATCTAATGTGTAAGGTTGGAGAGGTTGTTGTTTCTGGCGGTGTTAGACGTTCTGCTATGATTAGTTTGTCTAATCTATCAGACGGACGTATGAGACACGCTAAGTCTGGACAATGGTGGGAGACAGCACCACAGATGGCTTTAGCAAACAACTCTGTATGCTACACGGATAAACCTGATGGCGAAACATTCTTACGAGAGTGGACATCTCTTGTGGAGTCAAAATCAGGAGAGCGTGGTATATTTAATAGATTATCTGCAAAGGAACAGGCAAATAAGTTTGGCAGAAGAAACGCTGACTATGAGTTTGGTACTAACCCTTGCAGTGAAATTATACTTAGACCTTATCAGTTCTGTAACTTAACAGAAGTAGTAATACGAGAAAAGGATAAGTTTGAAGACCTAAAGAGAAAGGTAATGCTTGCAACTATACTTGGCACAGCACAAGCCACACTCACTAAGTTCCCATACTTGAGAAAGGTGTGGCAGAATAATACAGAAGAAGAAAGACTCCTTGGTGTCAGCCTTACTGGTATCATGGATAACGAACTAACTAACGGAAAGAAACATGGACTCGAAAAAACCCTCACTGCACTCAGAGAGGTCGCAGTCGAAACAAACAAAGAGTGGTCAACTATCTTCGGTATACCACAAAGCACCGCCATCACTTGCGTCAAACCAAGTGGGACAGTATCACAGCTTGTGGACTCAAGCAGTGGTATCCACCCTCGTCATAGCAGTTATTATATTCGTACCGTTAGGGGCGATAATAAAGATCCTCTTACTAACTTCATGATTGACAGTGGTATACCTAGTGAACCAGACGTAATGAAGCCTGATACACAGACAGTATTTAGCTTCCCTATGAAGTCACCAAAGAAATCGGTCAAGAGGGACGATATGACAGCCATACAACAGCTACAAACGTGGCTCACATACCAGAGGCACTGGTGTGAACACAAGCCGTCAGTGACCATTTCTGTGAGGGATGATGAATGGATGGAAGTGGGTGCGTTTGTGTTTAAACACTTTGACGAGATGTCAGGTGTATCGTTCTTACCACATTCAGACCATACTTATCAACAAGCACCCTATCAGGACTGCACAGAAAGTGTATACAATGAATTTAGCGGTAAGTTCGGAAATATAGATTGGAAGTCCTTTATTAATTATGAAAAAGAAGACAACACAAAGTCGTCACAAACATTTGCTTGTTCAGGCGATAGTTGCGAGATAGTAGATATAGGTGCATGAACAAACAAGATAAAAAACCAAGACCGTTTACTTTAGGATTCAAAGTCTTTAGAAAAGGTTTGTTAAAAACTAATTCTAAGATGATGAAGGGTAACCCATTTTACCCGAACACCGTTTCGTTCAAAGAATGGGAACGTGGCTTCAATGTCGCATATTATCGAAACTTGGAGAGGTTGGATGAACAAAGCGAGGCAAGAAGCAGAGAAAGCTTTCAAAAAATCGGAGGTGAAGATGGAAAGTGAAATTAGTCTTGAAGATATGGCAAACGAAATCAAGGAGATGGAAACCCAACTACTTGAAATGAAAAAAGCTTATCGTGATAAAAGAATGGCAGGTCTTAAATCTGCTGTTGAAGCACGTAAGTCTGCCGATGAAGCTGTACGAGAGGAGTTAAAAGCTCTTGGAGTATCAGGGTATTCATCTTCATGGTCTAGTGTAGATCCACTTAAACTTTATACCAAATGGTATTAACTGAGAGGGGCGAAAGCCCCTTTCTTTTTACTTAGTAGTTCTCTTAATATAGTCGTCACTACCGTCCATATACGCTTCTAAAAACTCAAGCTGTTTATAATTTAGTTCATCTAAATCTTGATCATACTTTAGATCTTTTATAGCTTTTCGTATTTCAGAATCTCTATACTTTTTATCAAGGCTGTACATAGCCAGTAACTCTTTATCCTCTATGATAATAGAGTTTTTAAGTTCTCTTTTAACATCTGCTTTGGCTAAGGTTAATATACCGTCTACTTTCTGCTTCTTGAGTTTTGTGCTGTACTTTTTAAACTCATCTGTGGTTAAGGTTTGTTTAGCTCTCCTCTCAAGATGAAAAAATAACCTACTATTTAACTTAGCATCTGCCTCTGGCACACCTCCAAAGAACCCAACTCTCCAGTTTGGCTTTCCTATAATATTAAACATTCTTTCAGTATAGGACTGTTTTCCAACCTCTCTATAGCCAACAACTTTACCTATACCTGTAGGCTTATCTAAGTCTGTGGTCGCCATTTGTTTCTCGTTCATTTCTAAACCAAAGAGATTGTCAAACACTCTGTCTACATAACGTATAGAGTTGTTGAAAAGTCTATTACCCTGTCTTCTGTCTGCATTTACAAAGTTTTCCCCCTCTGCAAAAGCTACGACTTGATTAATAGGATCTAAAGGTCTAGTTACACCTGCCGCAGCAGTCTGAAATATATCTCCTCCTACTCTACCTCCAATGTCTAGCACACCATCTAAGTCTCCGTTTACTGCAGCATGAGCTAAGTTTGATATACCTCTCTCATACACACCAAGGCTTCTATCTGCTTGA